CGTCGGGGGCATTATGCTTTGATTTTTAGAAAGGCAATCCCCACTCTTGCCCCCGTGTGTTTTCCCCGCTTGTTGGGCTATTCCCCTCCCTTTGTCTTTTACACTACCAAAAGCAACGGAGGCAATACATGGCGAAACGCTTTTATACAATAAACCCGACCGATTACGACTTCGATACAGTTTTCGACGAAGAGGAAATCGTAAACGAAGAACGCGACGCCCGCTTGCAATCTTTGGGCGATCCTCATATCGTACGTTATCGGACAAAAACAATCAAAAGCGGGAATATGCTCGAAGTCGAAATTTACCCGATATGGGATACCCACAAATCAACCGTACGGGCAAGAAAGACAAAGGCAAGCCGCGAGGCGCAAAAAAACCTCAATTACAAAAACGCAATCAAAACCGTTGTACGACTCGTCAATGCGAATTTTACAAACGGCGACGTGTGGGCAACCTTTACGTATGACGCCGACCACCTACCACCAAACCGACCCGCGGCAGAAAAGGAATTGACGAAATACATACGGCGGTTGAAATACCACAACGACAAACACGGGTTGCCGCCCCTCAAATACGTTTATTGGACGGAATACGAAACGGACGAGAAGAAAGGCAAAATCCGCGTACACCACCACCTCGTTACAAACTTCCGCGACCGCGACGTTATGGAGGGATTATGGCACAACGGCGGACGCAGTCAAACGCGCCGACTCTATGCGGACGAAAACGAATTTGAGGGCATGACGCGTTATTGCATGAAAGACCCGAAAGGCGCAAAACGCTTTGTTGCGTCAAAGAACTTGACAAAACCGCAAATCACGGTCGCCGATCACAAATTCACGCGCCGCAAGGTCAATCGCCTTTATAACGGCGATATACCCGCTCGATCCACCTTTGAAAAAATGTACAAAGGTTACGCCATGACAAAGTTTGACGGGAAAACGAGCGAGTACGTATCGGGCGCGTACCTATACGTCAAAATGCACAAAAAACGGAGGGAATAAATCGAAATGAACAAAACCACAAAAACCGAGGCGGCAGAAATCGCCGCAATCTTGCAAAGTTACATAAATGTTTGCGGAATTACGCAGTACGTCGAGCCGATCGCCCGCGATTTTAACGTTATCGAAAAAATCAAATGCGATTTGCGTATTTGCAATTTACCCGATATGTACGCGATTGACGCCGAACGCCGCGCCCGTCGTTTTCTCATATCCTCCGCCGATTATCACGATTTGCGATTGCCCGATCGGGCGCAAGTTTTGGTATATTGCGACAAATTATCGACTTCCCGTTACGTTGACGTTTTGGATTGGTGCAAGCGACAAGCCGCCGCGGGTCATATCGTCGCGGTGCGCGAATACAACCCGCCACCGTTTGAAAATGTTTGCGTATGGAAATCCGCGCCCGACAGCCTCGGACGTATAAAAAAATTATTCATTTTTGGAGGGCGTACAAATGCCGAAAATACACGAAGTTAAAATTTTGCAAGAATATTACGACGCGGTCGATAAAGGCTTGAAAACATGGGAATACCGTTTCGACGATCGCAATTACACCGAGGGCGATATTTTGATCCTCAAAGAATGGAACGGCGACAAATTCACGGGGCGACGACTCACGGTCAAAATAACGTACATTTTGCGCGAATTTTCCGCCTTGCCCGACGGTTGGATTATTATGTCGATCAAAAAACTAAAAGGAGGCAAAATCAAATGTTAAAAAAGGCACTTGCCGCGATTTACATAATCGGCGTACTCGTTTTTGCGATTTGCGTACCGCTTTCCGCGATATTCGTTATTTGTAAATTGTGCGGCGCGACTTCCCTTGCGTGGATCGCATGTTGCGCCCCGTTTTTGGCGGCGTTGGCGTATTCGCCGTTGTGGATAATTGCAAAAATCACACTCGACGCGGAAAAGCGTTAAAATCGGGCAAAAAAGGAGGTTAAAAAATGCCGAAACAATCCCGAAACAACGAAAAATCGACTACGTCAAAAAAAGCCCCGAAAAAGACGTCAAAAAAGCCGCCCACAAAAAAGCCCGTTAAAACGGTCGATACGGCGGCGGATACCGACGAAAACGGCAAAAGAGGCGCAAAATCACAATTCGCAAATAAGGTTTTACCTTATTTGGCGGATATTGAACGGTATATCCATTACGGCGTTACCGAGGGCGATATATGCAAATATTACGGCGTCGGCAAAACACAATGGGCGCAGTACAAGAAAGATTATCCCGAATTAACCGAAACGCTTTGCCGCGCGCGCGAGGCGCAAAAAGGCGATTTGATCGACAATGCGTATCGCGTCGCTATGGGTTACTATTACGAGGAAGTCGAAACGTCAACGGTCATGATTGACGGGAAACCGCACACCAAAACAAAGACGGTACGAAAATACTCAAAGCCCGACGCGGGCATGATACAGTTTCTTTTGATTAACCGTTTTACGGCGGAATTTGCCCGCGATCCGCAAGCGGTCGAACTTCGCAAAAAGGCGTTGGAACTTGCAGAACAAGGCAAATTACCCCGCGACGGTTGGGAGGGCTTATAACATGGCGATTGATCCTATACACGCGTTTTATTGCCGTAAAGACTATTTGCAACTCGCGCAACAATGCAAAATTGCAAGCGGCGGCACGTGCGCCCGTTGCGGCGGTGTATTCGATATTGCAGACCTACGACCACACCACAAAACGGAACTAACCCTCGACAATATCGACGACGTCAATATCACGTTAAACCCCGACAATATCGAGGTATTGTGTTACAAATGCCATGACGAAATACACCCTCACAAATTCGGGCATATCGTCGGGCAAAAGCACGTGTACGTTGTGCATGGGTCGCCATGCGCGGGCAAATCAACGTACGTACAATCGGTCGCCACCCGCAACGATATTGTGATCGACCTTGACCGTATCCACGCCGCGATTTGTATATGCGGGCAATACGACAAGCCCGACGCAACAAAGCGCGTTGCGTTTAATATCCGCGATATGCTCCTCGAAGAAGTACGCACGGCAACGCCGCGCCGCCGTTGGCAAGACGCGTACATTATCGGTACGTATCCGTCGCGTTTCGACCGCGACGAAATGCAACGCAAGTACGGAGCGGAACTCATACACATTGACACGCAGAAAGACGAATGTATCAAGCGTGCATACGAGGACGTCAAGCGGGCGGCGGCACGCGACGCCGTTATCGGTTGGATCGAGGCGTATTGGCAAAGGTATTCGGAATAAAAAAATATTTTTATATCCCCCCACCCCTCGCCGATTTTTTGAAACGCCGAAAGATTCCAAGCCGCGGGCATTTAGCACACACACCGAAATTTTGACTTTTTTTGCGAAAAGTTTTGCATTTTTAGGAGGGCAACGAATGGCAAAAGGAAACAAAGCCGCGCCGAAAGACAAAGCGGCGATCGCGCAAGCGGAATACGACCGCCTCGTCAAGTTATTTACGGACGCGGGCGTCGATAAAATCAAACTTGATATTTACGGCGAATTGATCCGCAAGGTCGCGGAGGTTTTTTCATGTTTGGAAGTCATAAAGGATTTGCCGACGATCCTTTACGACCCAAAAAATCCCACCGTGCAAAAAGAAACGGCGGCGGGCAAAGTACGCGTCAAATACATGGCGCAATATACGTCCGCCATGCAGAAATTAAACAAAGATTTACTCGACGCGTTGAATGACGACGACTCCGACGAATTGCAAGAATATGACGACGACAACGACGGCGACGACGATTAACGCCACGGACGCGGCAACGCCCGCGGAATGGGAACTCGTCAACCCCGATATTACCCCGCTTTCGGGTTGGCAGTTGTTAAACGACGACGTCGGCGGTCGTCATAGTTGGTTGATTGAATATTACAAGCGTTGCAGATCGGGCGAAATTATTATCGGGCGAGAATTAAAAACCACGCTCGAAAACTTGATACAAGATATTTTTTGTCGTTCGGACGTGTACCGTTTCAAATTAAAGGCGGCACATAAACGGATAAAATTTATCGAAACCGAAATCAAGCATTTTGAAAGCCCTTTCGCGGGGAAACCGTTTATTTTAACACTCAACCAAAAAGCGATTGCCGAGGCAATATTCGGGTTTTACGTTTACGATCCCGAAACGGCGGACGGTGGGCGTTGGGTGCGTCGTTTTCAAGAAATACTCTTACTCGTCGCCCGCAAAAACGGCAAGACCCCGTTTGTCGCGGCGTTATTGTTGGCGGAATGGTTTTGCGGCGAACGCGGACAAAAAGTCATGTGCGCGTCAAACGATTACGAACAAGCGGGATTGATATTTGATTGCATTAACGCGTTTCGGGAGGAGTCGCGGACGGTATCGAAAGTTACGCATAAAAATATCAAGGGTATATTTTTCGGCAATCCAAAACAGCGAAAAAAGACGGGTAAATTTTCAAAACAAAACAAAGGCTCGATCAAAAAAATGTCGGCAAAATCGGGTGCAAAAGAGGGTCGAAACGTCAAACTCGTTGTTGTTGACGAAATCCACGAAATGAAAGACTCGTCAACCGTCCTCCCCTTGCAAACGTCCGTATCAACGCAAGACGAGCCGTTGTACTTTGAAATTACAACCGAGGGTATCGTCCGCGACGGATACCTCGACGAACGACTCGAAAAAGCCCGCAAAGCATTGAAAGGCGAGTCGGATATTGATACGTCGCGTTGGTTGATTTGGCTTTACACGCAAGACTCGGAGGCGGAAATTTGGAACGATCCGAAAAGTTGGGCGAAATCAAACCCGCTCGTCGGCGTTGCGAAAAAGTGGTCGTACCTACAAGGCAAAGTCGATACGGCGCGGCACAGCGGCACGGATCGCGCGTTTATCCTTGCGAAAGATTTTAATATCAAGCAACTTTCGTCAAACGCATGGTTGGAGGAAAAATATATCGTTTGCGACGCAACTTTCGACCTTGCCGATTTTTCAAATTGTTGGTGTATATGCGGCGTCGATCTCGCAGAAACAAACGACCTTTGCGCCGTAACGTTTTTGTTTATGAAACCAAACGACCCCGTAAAATACGTGCATACAATGTACTTTGTAACGGAAGTCAAGGCGGGCGACGGTCAATCGACCGACTCCCCCACTAACCCCGAAAAGAAAGATTACGTACAATGGGCGGCGGAGGGATTGTGCCGTATCGTAAAAGATAACGTTATCGACGACGTTATCGTCGCCGAGTATATCTGGGAACTTTACGAAAAATTCGGTATCCGCCCGTACGTCGTCGGTTATGACGAATGGCACGCGAAAGACTTTGCAAAACGTATCGTCAAATACTTTGGGCAAAACGTACCCGTCAAAATCCGCATGACGCCCGAAACGTTAAACGTACCGACCCGCAATATCGAGGAAGATTTACGGGCGCGGCATATCAATTACCAAAACAACGCAATTTGTCGGTGGAACTTCCGAAATACGGCGATACGATACGATCGCAACGGATTTGTTATGCCGACAAAAATTGTCGGGTATATCGGAAACAAGATTGACGGCACAATGTCGAAAACTATTGCATACGCCGCGTTGCGTGGTTGTAAATCCGCGTTTATGGCAAAGATCGGAGGTTGATTATGGGAAAACAAAACAAATCGCAAAAACGACAAGCCGCCGCATGTATCCGCGAAATACGTTGCCCGATACATGGTCGATTGATCGGGAAATATGACGCCCGCCACGGCGTAACAAATGTAACGTTTTATTGCCCCTCATGCAAGAAAGAGTACATATTTACGCGCCCCGCAGAAAAATTTTAATTCAAAAAACAAAGTTATCAACAAAATTTTTTTCAAAATGGTTGACTTTGTACCGCTTTTTGCGTATAATGGAGGCAAATTTAATATTCGTATCGCCACCGCCCCCGCGGTGTGTGCGCCGTCGATTTGATAATCGCCGTCCGAAAAATGGACGCGTGCGCCGTCGGTATTAGTGTTTTGTATCCACCGCCCCGCGGTGTGTGCGCTACTTTGAAACAAAGCAAATGCGCCGATATTACGAGTTTTACGCTCGTTGTATCGGCGCATTTTTTATTTTCCGAAAAGGAGGTCGGCGTCGATTTGGGAACGCTTACAGACGCAATCCGTACGTTGTTTGGTTGGCAACGTCGCGGAGGTTACAATCAAATAGTGAACGCAAACAAGGTCGTTTTTTCCTCTTTCGGTAAAGACTTCACGGCGTCGGATATGGTAAAAACAGCAATCCACCGCGTCGCGGACGAAATATCGAAATGCTCGATCAAGTCGGTTATTGAAACGCAATCCCCCCGCCGCGTTATCATAGCCGACGACGATATTAACGCCGTATTTGCGGGGCGCGTCAACCCCCTTTGCGGCTTGAAAGGCTTTTTGTACAAGGTCGCATATTTAACGCTCGTAAACCGAAATTGTTTTATTTATTGGGCGTACGACGAAGTACCGATCAAAGGTACGAACGACGTACGGCGCGTTACACGTGGATTTTACCCGATCGAAAAAGCAAACGTCCGCCTCTATAACCTTGACGGCGAAATCCGCGCCGAATTAACAAGCGTCATGGGCGGCGGCGTTGTACTTGATTTGCCGTATTCCGACTTGATACACGTACGACTCGGATACGGCGCAAACGCTTTCCTTGGCGGCGACGCGAACGGACGCGCCGATTTTCGGGAAATTCTCGAAAATTTGCAAACGATACACGTTATCAAAGAGGCGATCCCGAAATCGTTAGAGGCGTCTTTATCGCTCAAAGGCGTTTTGTCATTAAAAACCGTCGCGGACGCAGATAAACGAGAAATAAAGCGCGACACGTTCGAGGAACACTTATTCGACAGTAAATACGGTATCGTCGCAACCGACTACGAGTCAGAGTTTCAACCGATCAACATACAAACGCAAGATATACCGTCAAACATTTTGTCGTTTTTACGTGAGGGAATTTTATCCGTATTCGGGGTATCCTTGCCGATCTTCCTCGGAAAATACACCGACGAAGAATATACCGCGTTTTGGCAAACGGCTTGCGAGGGGTTGGTGTTAGAAATAACCGAGGCTTTCCGTATTACGGTATTTACCCCGCGTCAACTTGCATACGGACGCACGATCAAATGTTATGACAAAATCGCGCAATCGTTATCGTTTGCCCGTCGTCAAGAAATTGCAGAAATGACAAAAGAGGACGCGTTGTTATCGCGCGACGAACGCCGCGAATTGTTGGGGTATGACCCCGACGGACAGCCGACCCGCGTATCACTCAATTACATTGACGTTTCAATCGCAAACAAATATCAATTAACCGCATTAAAGCAAGGGAAAAAGCCGACGGAAACGCCCGCCGACGACAAGGAGGAAACCGAATAATGCACGATATTTTAACACGCGCAATCGCTCCGCAACTTATACGCAGAACGACACCCGACGGACAGCCCGCACAGATTGAGCCGACGAAAGGCATAATCGAGGGTCGCCCGATCGTTTACGAACAGCGTACGGCAATCGGCGATTATTTTTACGAGGAAATCGCCCGCGGTGCGCTTGACGACGCCGATTTATCGGACGTCAAATTTATGGTAAATCATAACGACGGAATGATCCCGCTTGCTCGTCATAGACGCGGGAAACGTTCGTCAATGGATATAACACTCGACGCCGACGGTATGCAGATTAAAACGACCCTCGACGTCGAAAATAACGCAACCGCCCGCGAATTATGCTCGGCGGTTACGCGCGGCGATATTGAGGATATGTCGTTCGCGTTCGGTATCATGGTATCGGGCGAAGAATGGCGCGACCTTGACAAAGATATGCCGACGCGTCGAATTACTAAAATATCAAAGGTTTGCGAAGTATCCGCCGTAAATGACGGCGCGTATCCGCAAACTTCGATATATGCCCGCTCCTCTTCCCCGTTGGATAACGACAAAAGCGCGTTGGATAACGCGCGGGCGGCGGCGTTGGATAACGAAAAGCGCGGACAAAACGACGAGTCGCAAGCGTCGTTGAAACTTGCGAAAGAAAAATTTTTATTTTTGGAGGGTGCAAAGCACTATGAAAGAAAAAATTAACAAATTATTGGAACGCCGCGCCGCACTTATGGCGGAAGTGGAAAAGCCCGAAACGGACGAAAAGCGTTTCGCAGAACTCCGCGCCGAAATCGCAAGGGTTGATTTTGCGATCGAGGACGCGGAAAAGCAACTCGCAAAAGAAGAACGCGAAGAAGAAGAGCGCGCGGCACGCAAGCCGAACAGCGACCCCGCCCCCGAAACCCGCGGCAAGGGCATTACGCTTTTTAACGGGGCAACCGAAAATGCCGCAGACCTTACGAAACCCGAACTTTTGAGGCATGCAAAAACCGCGCTCGGAAAGCAAATCCGTATGCAGTTGCAAGACGTCAAAATCGACCTTACCGCAAACGAAAAACGCGCGATCGGAGTTGCAATCACGACCACCGCGACGGATTTTTCGGCGGCAACGGCAAGTAAAGACGGCGTCAACAACGGCGGCGTGTTTATTCCTCAAAACGTCCTTTACGACCTTTTGGAAATGGACGACCCCGACAGTCCTTTCCTCCGCGACGTCAGCCCGACGCACATTAAAGGCGCATTGATTTTCCCTTACGTTGTGGAGTCGAACAACGGCACAAGCAAAGGCAAGAAAGAAACCGTCGCGGCAAATTCCCGCGCTATCAAGTGGGATAAATTGTCGCTTGCACAAGGCAATTACCCCCTCACGATCGAGGTTACTATGGAATTGCTCGGCTTGACGGACGAAGAGTTTGTCGATTACTTACTCGCCGACCTTGCAAACGAAATCAATCTTTTGCTCGGCGACGAAGTGTTGTACGGGTCGGGCAAGGACGAATGTATCGAGGGTGCAACCGTCGGCGCGATTGCGGGCGACCCTTACGAGAGCGGCAACGCTCCCGCGGCAATCAAAGCGGGTTTGCTTGCACTTTCCCGCCGCGCAAGAAAGGGCGCAAAAATTTATGTTTCGCGTTCGCTTTCTCTCGACCTTGCTTTTGAAAAGGACGACAACGGGCGTTATATTTACCCCATTTACAACAACGACGGGATTACGTCGATTGCTACCATTCCTATGGAGGTTGACGAGGGTTTGCATGACGGCGATTTTCTTATCGGAAACGCAAGAAACTACAAACTCAACTTTACGAAACCCACGGAAATTTACGCGGAATTGCACGGCAAAACCCGCGTGATTGAGTACACCGCTCATCTTATGGTTGCGGGCAAAGCCGCCCCGAAAAAGTTTTATTACGGGTCGCAGAAAGCCGCCACGGGCGCGACGGAATAACAACGGTTTTGATTGCGGGTTTGCGGTTAAAAGCCGATACGCAACGGTAAACGTTAAGGAGGTCGAATATGCAAGAAATCGACAAAATTCTCTATAAAATGGGCTACTTTGACGCAGACCCGCAAAAAAAACAATCCGTACAAGACTCCGTGGACGCGGCAGTCGAATTTATGCGCGAAAGCGGCGTACCCGCCGAGAAAATAAATTGCGCCCGCGCCTATTCGGTCAAAGCACTTTGGGCGGACGGTATCGACAAGGGTATCCCCGTTGACGAACTTATCAAGCCCGACGGAATGATCGTTGCGCTTATCGCGCAAATGCGGAGTTGATATGGCGGATCAAAAATTAAACGAGGCACGTACGCTCGTCAAATTCGGCGTACAAGTAACAAAGCAAATCGCGGGCAAAGGCGCGTCCACCGATTGGGAAATGATCGAAGTACCGATCGGAACAGACGGCGACGGAAAACCGATAACGACCGACTCGTTTTATTGCGAATGGCGCGGAAGTTACGGGGCGGCGGCTATTCAACAGCAAGCCGACGGCGTCAAGCGTGCCGCCCGCGTGCGCTTGCCTTTTGTGCAAAAGGTTTACGACGCGTTGACGTCGAAATCGGTACGCGTATATTTGCGAGGCAAAACGGACGCGGCGCATACGTTCGTACTTGCGTCGGACGCGGACGATTACGGCGAACAACATAAATTTATCGAGTTTCAAGTCAAGCACTACGAGGGCAAATAATGAATGTCAAAAACACAATACAAGAAATGCTCGACCGTGTATTGTTGCCGTACGGCGTGGTATCAAACCACTTGCGACACGTTGAGGTTGACAAAATAGAAAATTCCGACGTAACGGTCAACAAGGACGAGTACGTCGTTTTTCGCGTTTTGTCTAACCGCCCGCGCAAATACGGCGACGGCGCGCAAATGCTTTCCCGCGTGTATATAGACGTCAATTATTATTACTCGTACGAAAAGACCGACGACCGCGTAACGGACGCGGAAAACCGCTTGCAAGCCGTTAAACGCGAAATTTTACGCGATAAACACTTTCGCGTTGCAAATGACGTAACACCATTACCCGACGTTGATAATCCATACCGCGGATTTAACGTCGAATTTGCATATATCGGGGTTTCCGATAATGGGTAAAGGAATTACGACAAGCCGATTAAACCTCGACGAACTCCCCGACGCCATGTCGGAAGTATTGACGGATTTTTCCCGCGCACAATTCGACAAGCGGCAAGACGCGGTACAAGCGGGCGCGGAGGTTTTCAAATCGGCAGTCGAAAGCGCGACTCCCCGCGATACGGGCGATATGGCGCAATCGTGGGAAATCAAAACGAAGTACAAAGATCGCCGATACGTCGGCAATACAAAAACCGTCAGCGGCGGCGGGAAAGACAATATCCCTCTTTCAAACGTGTTGGAATATTCCGACAACCCGCACAACGGATTTATACGTCAATGTTTCGACGGTGTGGAGTCGCAGATATTCGACGCAATCAAAAAAAAATTAAGTGGAGGCAATTAACACATGGAAAAGAAAAAAAATCTTATTCGCTTTAACGTTCGCAACGTAAAGTACGCGTTACCCGACGGCAAGGGCGGTTTTTTACCGTTTGTTGACATGGGAACTTCGACGAAACTTGCGCTCGAAGTGGACTCGTCCACAAAGGATATTTACGGCGACGGTCGCCGCATTATCCACTACGTGAACGAAAAAGGCAAGACGGGTACGCTTACGCAAAACAATATTTGCGACGAATACGAAATCGCAATGGGGCGCAAAATCAAAACCGCAAAAGGGCTTGCCGATATTAAACCCATGAAATCGGTATCGCACGTCCTTTATTTTGAAATCGAGCAAATGGACGGCGATAACGCAATCTCGGTCGCAAAAACTATGTTGTACGGCGTTACCTCTTCCCGCCCGTCGGAAGATTACGACCAAACGACCGACGATCTTAACGAGTCGTCGTTTGAATTGCCGCTCGTTATCGACGGCACTCCCCTTTTGTCGGCAGACGGCAAGGTTTACAAGGACGAAAAAGGCAACGAGGCGCGCGTATGGCAGTTGACCTCGACGCCCGACGATCCCGATTACGACAAATTCGGCGACGAAGTCGTACTCCCCACTTTGGGAACGGACGCAGAAACGCCCGAAACGCCCGCGGAATAATCGGAGGGTTACGCCATGATTAAAACGAAATTACCCGTACAAGAAAAAGAAATCGACGGGCAAAACAAACTCGTTAAAACCGAACGTCAAATCGACGTCGAAATCGACACGTCGTTATTTGCCGAGGAACGTTGGGAACAAAACTTCCCACACAACGCAAAAAACGAAACCCTTTTTGCGTACGTTGAACGTATCCAAAAAGCGGGGCTTATGGAAAGTAAAGCGCATATCCTTTCTAACCTCAAAGCCCTTTATTGCTTTTTGGAAAGCAAGGAACTTCCCGACTTCAAATCGTTTTTGAAATTGTTTGACCTTGCGGACGCGGAATACTTAACGCGCCTCGTCGAAAAAATCAAATTCGTTTTTGAAATCGCTTTACAGACGGCGACGGCAGACGGAAAAAACTAATCGCGCACGGGCAAGAATTTGAGCGGTTGTTGGCGATCTACAAAAAACTCGATCCGCCGACAACCGACAAGCACGCCGCAAAATTGACCGTGCCGCGGTATATTGCAATCGCGCAAAAATGCGTCGAACTAAAAATCCCCGACGTGTTTATCGCCCGATCGCACTTTAACGACCTTTACGTGCTTATCATGTCGATTGATATTGCAAATCTCAAACAAATGATACGGCAGATACGCAAATCGAGGTCAAAACAAGCAAATCAAAACGTCCGCGACGTTTCGGCGGCGGACGCGGTCAAATACTTGAAAGGAGGCAAATAACACATGGCGGAAAGCATACGCGGATTAACCGTTGAAATCAGCGCGGACGCGTCAAGTTTCAATAAAGAAATGTCGCAAATGCGGAAAGCGGCGCAGTCGTCGCAATCCGAACTCGCCGCGTTGCAAAAAAGCCTCGATCTTGAATTTGACGCGTCGAAACTCGAACGGGCGCAGAAAGTCGCGCAAGACGCGATCGACCAAACGGCGGCAAATGCGGACGTGTTACGCCGCCGTTTGGAATATTTGGAAGAAACGGGCAACGTCGATACGTCGGCGTACCGCAAGTTGCAAACCGAACTCGCGCAAACCGAACTCAAAGGACAGCAGTTACAAAAGCAACTTGAAAAATTAGACACATTAAAGTTTGATAAACTTTCCTCGCAAATAACGGGGATCGGCGATAAAATTACGGGCGCGGGTCGCGCCCTTGCGCCGTTTTCCGCGGCGGCGGTTGCGGCGGTTACGGCGACGGGTGCGCTCGGTGTAAGTGCGGCAAGCGCGGGTGCAGAAATTGACGATCTCGCCTTGCGGCTCGGCATATCCGCCGAAAAGGTACAAGAATATCAATACGTTACGGCGCAATGCGGCGTCGAATGGAGCGTATTTGAAAAAGCCCTCATTAAAGCCCGCGCCGCAATCGTTGATCTTTCCGCGGGTACGATCAACAACGCGTCAAAAGCGTTGCAATCGCTCGGTTTGCGTATCGAAGATTTTGACAGCAAAGAGGCAATGTTTGACGGGATTATCGACGCCCTCGCGGGCATGGAAGATAAAACCTTGCAAACGGCATACGCAAACGAAATTTTCGGCGACAAAATCGCAAATCAAATGTTGCCGTTTCTAAACGCGGGCGCGGACGCAATCAATCAATTTAAGTCGGAATTTGAAACAATCGCCCCGTTATCAAACGAACAAGTTACCGCCCTCGCAACCCTTGACGATACTTTGTATTTGGTTAAACAGTCGATAAAAAACGTCGGCTTGCAACTCGGCGCGTCGTTCGCGCCGCTTATCAAATCCGTTGCGGACTCGATACAAAATAACCTCATACCGAAATTGCAAAAGTTGGCGGCGTGGTTTAATTCCTTGTCGCTTTCGCAACAACAATTCGCCGTCAAAGCCTTGCTCGTGGTCGCCGCTCTCGCCCCGCTTACGCTCGGCGTCGGTAAACTTGTCGGCGCGGTTGGAAATATTATCAAGGTTATTCCGCAACTCATGTCGGGATTGTCGGCACTTGCCGCCCACCCGATTATACTAATTATCGCCGCAGTCGCCGCAATATTGATTATTTTATATACGCAATGCGAGGCGTTTCGTGAGGCGATAAATAATCTTTTATCAATGATTAGCGGCGCGCTTCAACCCGTACTCGACGTTATTATCGGGCTTTTACAATCCGTCATGGATTTGCTTTCCCCGATCCTTGAAATTGTCGGCGGGATTTTGGGTACGATAATAAATCTCGTCGTAACGGCATTGCAACCATTTTTCGATATGTTGACAATGATATTTAATCTTTTGACCCCGCTTTTGAACGTCGCTTTAATTCCCCTCAAAGTGGTTTTGACGGCGTTACAAGTACCGTTGCAAATTCTCGGTCAGTTGTTGGGTTGGCTTTCCCCGCTCTTTCAAGTTTTCGGGAATATCGTATCAAAGATATTTGGCGGAGTTGTAAAGATTATCAATATTGTTTTGGGCGTGATTGAGGACGCCGTAAACTTCGTTATTGGAATAATTAACGGATTGATCGACGGTGTAAACGCCGCCCTCGGTTGGTTGGGCGTACATATCGACCGTATCGCGGACGTAAAGTTGCGGATCGACACGTCGGATATTGAAAGCATGGACGACGTAAACGCGATAATTGACTCCACTCCCCCCGACACGTCGGGCGCGGGCGGCGGCACGGTGTACGACGGCGGCAACGGTACGGGAACGTACGGCGATACCTACAATTACGACAACAGTACGACAAACAAAACGCAAAACGTAACGGTTACGATTGCGAATTATGCGGCGGAAGTCGATACGGACGCACTCGTCAAGAAAATAAATATCAAACTTGCGGAGGCTATGTGATTATGCGCCGTTTTATACTTCACAATTACAATAAAACAAAGTCGTTTGATTTGAACGGCGAAACCGCACTCGCCGCCGAGCCGTCGGGATTAGGTAACGCCTTTTCGTTGGAATACAAGGAAAGCGAAAAAGGAAAACACTTGACGAACGTTACACCCGAATTTGAGGCGATCAAACTTTCGATTTACTTTAATATGGACGGATCGAACGGATACGGCAATTATAAAAGCCTCCTTTTGTTTTTATCGGAATGTGGTACGTCGCCGTTTCTATTTGAATATGACGACGGCGTAACGGACAAATATTGCGACGTTGTGTTGCAATCCGCCCCGAAATCGGAAATCGACGAGGAGGGTATATTTGTCGAGGACTTCACGTTTGAGCGTCAAACGTTTTGGTACGATCGCGTCGAGGAGTCTTTCGCGTTGAAAACCACCCGCGCCGACGAAACGAAATTCCCCCTCCGCTTTCCTTTCGGGTTTGCGGGTTTCGTATTTAAGTCGAAATACAAAGTATCGAATACGTTTTTTATGGACGCCCCGATCACGATTAAAATATCGGGCAATATCGCGTCGAATATACGACTCTATATCGCAACCGTGGACGACAAGATCGTTTCCGAAATTGCTTTATCGACAAACAACACGGACGGCACGGAAATTTTAATCGAGCCGTCAAGCAAAAAAATTACGGTTACGGACGCGGCGGGTAGTCGCAACGGATACGGCTTGACCGACAAAACAAAGCAATCGTTTTTATACTTACCGCAAGGCGAATACTATATCGGATCGAACATGACCGAACACGACGACGGAAGTATCGAAATGTCAATCAAACGTTATTTATTCGATTAAGGAGGCGGCGGGCGTGTATATCGCACTTTACGACGACGAACAAAAGCACATTACGAACGTTGACAACGCGACGTACGATTTGACGACCCGCGTTTACGATCCCGACTCGTTTACCGCCGAGGGCGTTTGCGACGTTGATATAAACGACGCGAAAATCGCCGTATTAAACGACGATAAAGGCAATTACGAGTACGCGTGTTTTGCCGACGAAATCAAGCCCGAATACAACAAACGAACGGTCAAAGGGCTTGACTTCAAAACGTTATGGGATACGGAAGTTTTACTCGACTTTACGCCCGACGGCAGTTTTGACCCGCGATTGTCGAAACTCTTTCAAAAAGTCAAAGCGGCGGTATTCGATACGCCCGACGCGACAACGCGCAAAATCCCCGTCGAAGTAAATATCCCCGACGATTTTACCGACACGTCGGCAACGTACGGAAGTTACGCGGGAACGTATCAAAAAGTCAATGCGTACACCTTTCTAAAATGTTACCTCAAATATTACGAGTACAATATCGAAAGTTATTACGACGTCGCCCGCGGCGCGATCGTGTTTACGTTTGTCAAGTGTACCGACGCCGTGGAGATCAATTTAAGCGACTTTATCCACGAATTGAGTACAACTTCGACGACGACAAACAAAACGGTTGCAACTATCAAATACAACGTCGAAACGCCCGAAACGGACGCGGACGAAAATATCATTTACACCACCACGCAAAAGACGGACGACGACGGAAACCTCGTTTACAACGACGACGGATCGCCCGCGTATATTCCGAAATACAAACCCCGCCCGTCCACCCTTGCGACCGTCTATTATTACCGCGACAAGGATAATAATATCGTGCAGTCGGACGCGATCGGCAACGTCGCGGGCAGATTGTACCCCGTACGGGCAAAAATATTCGAGTCGGAGTATTTAGCCGACGCGCAATTTGACGCCGTGTACGAACTCGCAAACGCCCGATACGTTGACAATATTATCATTGACAACAATATTACGATTGACCCGCTCGATTTTTCGGCTTACCGCCTTTATACAAAAGTCGCCCTCTACTATGACGGCAAATTGTTTAAGACGTTACCTATAAGCGAAAAGATTACGACGCTTGACCGATCGGGTAAAAACACAAAAATAAAACTCGGTTTCAAAAAGATACTTTTAACCGAAATTATCAAAGGTTAAGGAGGCAAACAATGGCAATAAAACCCGTAACGTTTCAAGGGCAATTCAACTTTAACGCGAATTTATACGCATTGGAGGTAAAGTCGCGTTTTATTGATCAAGCGCACGCGGACGGATATTATACGAACTATGGCGAAGAACTCGCCGCGCAGATCGTCGGCGGAAACAAAATTCAAGTCGGCACGGGTGCGCTCGTTGTACAAGGTCGCATGTTTGAAATTACGGCGGCGGAAATCGTACAACCGCAAATCTTTGACGGTTTCAAAGGTTACGTCGTCGCTCGTATCGAAACTTACCACCCCGCAGACGAGAATAATTGCTCGATAATCGCAAAAATTCAAACGTCATGGGAGGCGTTAAAACGTGAACTCGAACAAAACGACGTTTACGCGTCCACCGCCGACAATATCAACACAGCGTACGAATTGCCGATATATTCGTTTGAAATCAGCGGTACGCAGATTACAAACCTCGTCAAACTTATCAAGCCCGTTTGTGATTACGCAACAATTAAAACGATTGTTGACGACGCACTCGACAAAGCAAAAGACGCGGTCGCAAAAGCGGCGGCGGCAGTTACGACGGCAAATACCGCGAACACGAAATCCGATAATGCGGTATCGGTTGCGAGCGGCGCAAACACAAAGTCGGACGCGGCAGTCAAAACGGCAAATCAAGCCGCGTCGGACGCGGCGACGGCTCTTTCGGTTGCAAATGCGCTCGACGGTAAAATATCCGACGCGGTCGATACGGCGGCGGGTGCGGTAGAAATCGCCGAGGGTGCGGCGGGCGTCGCAGACGCGGCGACCGAACGTGTAAACGATCTTGAAAAGCAAATCGCCGAGGGGCAAGGTACGAGCGTTACGATTGACGGAGTACCGCAAGCGACTTTCGAGGCGGACGGGCTTTTGCGCGACGGCGACACGTTCAACGCCCCCACCGCGACCGAGGCAGAAAAAGCCGCAATCACTACATACGCCCACTTGTCGGGCGAGGCAGAAAAGGCGGCGGGATACACCCGCGGCGGCGAAATCGACAAGGAATTAAAAGCAATTAAAGCGCGTTTATCCGCGCTCGAATAAAGGAGGCATTTTCAAATGTTAGGTATCGAAAAAGCAAAAATCTACGGTGTGGATAAAGTCGGATCGTCTAACCCCTCCGCCCTCGTTCGTACGGACGACGCGGTCGGGCTTTCCTATACCGTGGGAACGTCGGAAATCGTCAGCGACTTTGACCGTTGTTATCCGTGGTCGGATATGCAAGAAGTAACGGACGCGGCGGGCAACGTGTTTATTAAAATTCCGAAATTTTACGCAAAGATCACAAAGAACGCCGACGGCACTTTCAAACACCAAATATCGGGCGTCCGATACGAGGGTTTTTCGACGTTGTTTATCGACGGCGCGGGAAACGAATTGGATTATATCCTCGTCGGAAAATATGAGGGGAGCGGCTCGGCGTCAAAAGTGGAGTCCAAATCGGGTAAAACCGTACTCGTCAATATTACGCTCGATAACTTCCGTACGGGTTGCAAAGCAAACGGCGCGGGTTATCAGCAATACGATTTTTTGATCGACTTGATTATCAAAGAATTATGGCTCGTCGAAATGAAAACAACGAACTCGCAATCGGTCATGTACGGATATGCGAACGGCAACTCGGCGGCGGTTGCGACGGGTCGTACGGACGCGATCAAAACCCCGTCGGGATCGGAAGAAAGCAATACCGACGGCAAGCACGCTTGCAAGTATCGCGGGATCGAGAATTTGTGGGGCAATGTGTATAAATGGTGCGACGGTATATCGTTTAACGGAAATAAAGTTTATGTATGTACCGACCCCGCCTCGTACGTTGCGGCAAAAACCGCGTCGCCGTACGTGTATCATGGCGACCGCGCGTCAAATAACGGCGCAATCAAAACCGTTGCGCCCCTCGGACGACACCCGCTTATTCAATACGCAACCGAGGACAGCGGCGCAAGCGCAACGACGTATTATTGCGATTGGCATTACAATTACGGCGGAACGGTTTTGCACGTCGGCGGGAATTGGAACGACACCACGTACGCGGGTTTGTGGTATTGGGTCGGGCGCCGTTCCGCGTCGAGCGCGAACTCGAACGTCGGCGGTCGTCTTTGTTACAAACCTCTTTGAGGGGGATTACGGGGGAAACTTCCCCCGTCATAAATCGCGGATAATGTATTGTAAAAAATGAATATTCAATCGAGGGGTATGCAATCCGAATTGTCGGGGTTTTGAACGTCGGCGGGAATTGGAACAACACCACGAACGCGGGTTTGTGGTATTGGAACGGGAACAATTCCGCGTCGAACGCGAACTCGAACGTCGGCGGTCGTATTTGTTGCATGGTAAGTCTTTTAAGGGATTGCATATCTCCGACCACTCGGTCAAAAATAGCCGATAAAGAGTGCGGTTTAGTAGGGCGTAAGCATTGAAACACCGTAAGGCGCAACAAAGACTCTTTGAAAAAGGAACTATGAAAAGAATAGGCTTTTTATATGAAAAAATTACGTCGATTGATAATCTCGTTTTGGCAGTACGCAACGCGACAAAAAACAAGAAACACCGACGCGGGATCGTTAAGGACGCCCACGACAACCCCGAATTGTACGCGGCACGCGTGCAACGGATACTCGAACGCGGGATCGTCTTTTCCCCTCCCCGTATGAAAACACGGCGAGAACATAACAAAATACGCAATATCAAAGTACCTCGATTTTTCCCCGATCAAATCGTGCATTGGGCTTTAATGCAAGTCATAAACCCGATAATCAATCGAGGCATGGATCGTTATTGTTGCGGGTCGGTTGTTGGGCGCGGCACAAAAGCGGCACGGAAAGCGGTTGAAAAATTTATCAAACGCGATCCGAAAATCAAGTACGTTTACAAAGCGGATATACACCATTTTTTCGAGTCGGTCGATATTGAGTTGTTAAAACAAAAATTCCGTCGCGTCATAAAGGACGCAAAGGTTTTGAAACTCATTGACGATATACTCGATAATGGCGGGTCGGGCTTGCCGATCGGATATTACACGTCGCAAGGTTTTTCAAACTTTTACTTGCAGACGTTCGACCACACCGTAAAAGAAAAGTTACATATAAACCATTACGTCAGATACGCGGACGATATAGTTTTCCTCGATCGTAACAAACGCAAGTTGCACAAAGCGCACGTCGCCCTCGCGGGCGTATTGCGCCGCGGCAATTTGCGGGTAAAAGACGATTGGCAAATATGGCGGTACGGAACGCGACCGATTGATTTTGTCGGGTATCGGTTTTACAAGGGTTATACCCTACTCCGTAAACATGTATTTTACAGTTTAACGCGCGTCGTCCGAAAGATAAAACGTTTCGGCGTTCGCTTGCGTCAATGTGTGCGCTTTATATCGTACATGTCGCGGGCAAAGGTTATCAATTTTAAGAAGTATTACACCGAACGGATAAAACCGATTATATCGAAAGGAAAGGCGCAAAAAATCGTATCTTATCACGCCCGCACGATTGCGGCGGCGTGCGGATAAAAAATATTTTTTTGGAGGCAAAAAACAGTATGGCAAACAAAGAAACAAAAAAGGTTTTCAGCAAAGCGGAATGGTTAAAATCCGCGAACGCAGACCTCGCCGCGGGGATACTCACGCAACGCGAAATCGACGACGCTTGCGAAATATGGGTCAATGCCCTTGACGGCAAAACGGCGGACGAAATCGCCGAAAACGGCGGAACGGCACTCCGCGACGATTGGTTTATCGAAGTTGCCGCCGACCGCGGAGGAGGCGACGTATGACAAGTGTTGAAATTGTCGCCCTCGTGATTAGCATTATCGGCGCGGTATCGGCAATATGCGCGATCGTTGCATTTTTCATAAATCGCGGCAAGGATAAATACGACAAAGGCGACACGGACGGCAGTTTGCGCGCCGACGTCAAATATATGCGTAACAGTTTCGACGACTTACGACTCGACGTCAAAGAAGTTGGGCGCAAGCAAGACGCTTTCGGCGAACGTTTAATCCGCGTCGAAGAAAGTACCAAATCCGCCCACAAGCGAATTGACACCCTCGAAAAGAAAATCAACCCCACGGAGGACGATTAAAAAATGGAAAACTTACTCGATTTTTTCAAAAATTACGGCTTGCCGATAACGATTATCGCGGTCGTCGGAATTATAATTCTCGGCGTATTAAAGTATTGCAATCTATTCAAAAAGATTGCCGAAAATAAACGGCATTACATATATTTTGCAATATCCGTCGGGTTGTCGGTGCTTGCGACGATAATTTATTTACTTATCGTCGGGCAGTTGACGGCGGGTTACGTTGTAGCAATCGCGCTTGCGATTTACGCCCTCAATCAAACATTTTATAATATTTTCAAGATTACACCGATAAACGAACTCGCCGCAAAATTGCTCGACTTTATTATATCGTTATTTAAGGGCAAAAAAAGCGCGTCAACGTCAACGGACGCGGCGGCGGATAATTTACCCGCGGGCGACGCGGAAACCGCCGACAGCGTATCAAAACCGCCCGACGACGAAAACAACGACGCCGACAGCGTATCAAGAAAAGAATAAACAAAAAAACGCCTTGCCGAATTGCAAGGCGTTTTATTATACAGTTTTGCGGCGTTATTCGTCGGCAGACTCCCCCACCACTTCGATATTGCAACCGAGGTTTTGATCGTCGCCCCCGCCCGTTATGTCGGCGATTATACCGTCAAGGATAAAGCCCTCGTCAAATACGGTCAATAATTCCCATGCAAGATCGGAATTGACGCGCCCGATACGCGCCCGCGTGCGGCGGTTTATAATGTCGGTGCTTTCGGGGTATTCGTCGGTTGGCTTATGTTTGATTAAAAGCGGGTCGCCGACCTTGCTTTTTTGTATGCGCGCTTGGCAATCGTCAAACGTTACGCCGACCGCCTTTGTATGGAACGGAAAAACAATTCCGCCATTGATAACTCGCGCCGACGGTTGCACGGGCGCGCTCGTTTCGGTCGTCTTTCCTTGCGTCCGCAAATCGGCTTGACGGGCATTATTCGCCGCGGAGCGTGTTGCCGTTTCCGACGGTGTACGGGCGGCGGCTTTTGCGTCGCGCTCGGCTTTTGTTTCGCGCTTGCGGGCAATAACGGCAAACACCGTAAACAACACCCCGACAGCAAGCAAAAGCAAAACGACAACGGCTTGCCATGCTTGCATATTTTCGCCGTTTTCCCCGATCGACCCGCTTATCACACCCGCGAACACTACAAGCGGCAACCACGCCGCAACCGCAATCACGATACGGATTGCCCGTTTAAGATTATAAAACCACCTCATAATTAAAAGCCTCCTCCGCTTTTTATTTGTTTTTCGATTTGATATGCAAAATGTAAAACCTCGGTTTTTGCGCGAATGTCAAAACCCGAAACCACTTTCAACAATTCAAGGTCGAGCGCGGATATATCGACGCCGACCCCGCCCGCAATCGCGGTATTGTTGGAATTGTTATTCCCGATAATTTGTTGTACGGGCGCGGCGGGTGCGCCCCGCGGCTCTTTCCCCGTTATAAGATAATCAAGCGACACGCCGAAAAATTCGGCGATTTTTGGATAATACGCGGCGGAAACGTCGTGCCGCCCTTTACACCACTCCGAAACCGTATTCGGGCGAACGTTCAACGCCCGCGCGAGGTCGGCTTGTCGCGTTTTGGTTTGCCTCAAAAGGTCGTTTATTTGATCCGCGATCGTCATAATAAAAAATCCTCCTCGATACGATTTTTTCGGAAACCGCAACAAGAAAGATTGACAATATCGACGCGTCGGTATATAATATACGTACGGGTATCGAACAACCGATATAAAACGGGGTCGGTATCCATTAGCCGCGTTAAGTTGGCAAAATTCTTGTCGTGGTATAGTGATTGTCGCAGATTTATTATACCAAACGATCGGGATAATGTCAACATGAGCGCGGCTATAAATTTATGTCGGCACTTTCGGCATAACGGAAAACGCCCCCACCGCGGGAGCGTTTTTTGTTGCAAAAAAAGTTAAAATATTTTTGAAAAAGTGCGTAAAAAGTATTGACATATCATAGTAACTATGATATAATATAATCACAAGGTAAGGGAAACGCCTTGAATAAAAAAAGGAGGTGCGGGTTATGGATAACATAACAAAAGCCTTGCAAGACTTGGCAAGAGCAATCGAAAATCAAAACGCCGTGGAAAGTGTAAAGATAACGATAACGCTCAAAAAGCGAAAGCCGAGCAAGGCAACCGACGATAAATAATCGTCAAGGCAGAGCGGGCGGGAAACCGCCCCTCGTAAGTCCTATTATAACACAATGCGGCAAGGGTTGTCAATACCCGCAAACGCGAATTAACGGAAAATTATTAAAAAAATAGGAGTCAAAAAACATGATACACGCAATAATCGACGGATATTTTACAAAAAATCAAGCCGAAAAAATCAAAGCAAAAATGCAAGGGAAAACATATTTTAATTTTGATATTGAAATCGGCAACTTCGCGGGGAATTGTACTTTGATTGTTAAATCGAACAACACCGACTACACACCCGACGAATTAAAAACAATGTTTTACTTTTGTTGTTTAGGCGAGTTGGCGGCGGCATAATGCCGCCCCACTACAAAATTTTATTACGGAGGTATATTATGACTATTGAAAAGAACGGCAAAACCTACACGACGAAAGAAAACAAAACGTCGTGGACAGTATCAACCATGATCGGGCGCGTTGACGTTACGTACAGCGTACCGAAAGTCGATTGCCCTACTTTCGACGCATTAAAAGCGTATGTCGCCGCAAGCGATTTATTTTAAGGGGGTGCAACATGGAACGGAGCGAGGCTCAAAAAGCCGCCGACAAAAAGTACGCGGCAAAAATCAACGGGAAATATAAACCGTTTATCGTCAATTTGACGCCCGACGAACTCGCGCGGATCGACGCAATAATCGCCGCGTCGGGAATGAAAAAAGCCGAGTTTTTACGTTGGGCGGTCGGCGAATTGGAAAAGAAAACGAAATAATCAAATGCGGGCAATCGAAATAAATATCGGTTGCCCGTTTCTCTATTCTACGGAGGCAAAACATGAAAGGCGTAAAATACACGGCACACGAAAAACAAAAAGCCCTCAAATTATGGATTGACGAGGGCGAGGACGTTTACAAGGTTGCAAAAAAATTCAAATGCACAATACAAAGCGTTTATCGGTGGCGGCGGCAATACGACGGCACGATCGAAAGTTTGAAAAACAAATCGAGCCGCCCGCACACGCCCCACCCGAACGCCCACACGGACGCGGAGGCGGCGCAAATCGCCGAGGTTTTGGCGTCGTGCGACGGAATAAGTTACGCCGAGGTTTTGGGCGTTATGCGTACAAAATACGCGTACTCCCGAACGTACGGCGGCATGTATCGTTTTATTATGAAACACAAACTCCGCCCCGCGCGGGGAAATAAAAACTATATCGCGCAACCGTACGATACGCCGCAAATGCTCGGCGTCAAATGGCAAATGGACGTCAAATATATTCCCTTTGAGTGTGGGCGCGGTATTTATCGGACGGAAAGACTTTATCAATATACAATGATCGACGAGGCGACGCGGGAGCGGTTTTTGTATCCATATAAAGAAAAGTCGGGATTTTCAACCGTCGATTTTATCAAACGCGCGATTGTACATTTTGGATACTTGCCGCACATAATACAAACCGATAACGGCACGGAATTTACAAACCCGCGAGGCACGGGCGACGGCAAGGTACACGCCGTCGATCAACTATTAAACCGCCTCGGCATTTATCATAAATTGATACGCGTTTACACGCCGCGACACAATGGGAAAGTTGAACGATCTCACCGCTCGGATCAAGAGGGTTTTTATAATTATTTGACGTTTTCGACGTTTGACGAATTACTCGAAAAAATGCAAGCATGGAATATCCGATATAATAATCGCCCGCACTCGTCTTTGCGCGACAAATACGGGCGGCGATCGTGGATTACCCCGCTCGACAAGCGCGCCGAATATTTGGAAGAATTGAAAGCGACCGCGGGCGGCGGTTATAAAATCCGCTTTTTGAAACCTCGCGCGGCATAGCGCGCCCGACAATCGAATATCACTACGCAACGCGCCGACCACACGGACGCGGGCTTTTGCGCGCCGCTTTTATGATATTTACCCCGATTGCCGCCCGCCGCGCCCCTCTTTCGCTTGATTTTTTCGGCGTTTTTTGCTATGATAAATAAAAT